CTAAAGTTGCGGAATGTAGGCTGTTAGATAATGCTCCATGCACTAAGGTGTATGAAGCTTACTCTAGTGATCTTGTTATCCTAAAAATACCAGAGACATTAATAGTACCCTTTAAATCGTTGGTGAAAGTTCTTGATTATAAATGTGATGCGTTAAGAGGTCATACTTTAGTAACCCCTTACGGGTGTCTACCTGTTGTTAAGCGAACTGCAGGGTGCAGTATTTTAAACATTTACGGGAAAAATTTTCAGTTGGACGATAGTAATTCGTTTCCTTATACGTATTCTATGGATGGTTTATGTGGTTCTTTGTTATTTGATAATGCTACTGGCGTTATAGGAGCACACATTGCTGGTAATGAGCAATACGGTCGCGCTCTGAAATGGAACACAGGAGTCTTTTCTGAAGTTATGTCATTACTTAAAGGAGATAGATTTTTGCTAGACTTAGACTTTAAAGATAACGGTAAACTGTCATCAGGAGCTCAATTAGACGCTAATTTCCACCAGTCTACTCCTAAAGTGACAAAGATAGAGCCAACAGTATTTTCTCATATGTTTCCAAAACACAAAGAACCTGTAGATTTAAGCAAATATGGTCCTCACACAGTGAAAGATGTAGCCAAAAAATCTTTTGCTCAAGTTAAAGAAATCTCTCAGGTAGAGTTGACTTTCGGGTTAGACTACTTGAGTACTTTAATGGAACCATTTAGTAGTTTATCTGAACAAGATACGGTTAAAGGTTTCGATAAGGTTGCTAAAATTAATATGGACAAGTCAACTGGTATAGGGTGTGAGAAAGATCGAGCCGCTTATATTAACTTTGAGAGAGGTTATTACACCCAATTGCTTAGAAAAGAGATCAAGGACATTGAAGACAATTTACTTAAAGACGAACACGTTAATTTAAATCTATGGATTGCCAAGGAAACGTTGAAAGATGAAGTAAGGAGCATAACTAAGAATCAAGAACCACGATCATTTAGAGTACTTAGGTTTCCTATCAATGTTTTGTGTAAACAACTAACAGGCGAAATGGTTAACAATATAATAGCAAATAAGTTTTCTAATGGAATAATGATAGGCATCAACCCTTATAGTGAGTGGGAGACTCTTTACAACACAGTTGGTTACAAAGCTAAAGGTATGATAGCGGCTGACATCAAGAAATTTGATGGAGGTATGTTACCACAGGTACAACATGGTGTTGTAGAGACCATACTATCATTCTTTCAGGGAACCTACAAGGAAAAAGAGTTATTAAAAGGAATATTGCACAATTTTATTAATAATCCTGTTGCTGTGAACGATGATGTTTATTTAACTACCCATTCTATGCCATCGGGGTGTTATCTTACAGCTATTATGAACAGTATGGTCCAAAAAGTTTATACGGCAATGTGGTACAAACATCAGGTACCCAATGCAACGGTAACACAGTATAAGTCGGATGTGTATGACGCTGTTTACGGTGATGATAAATTATGTTCTATTAAAGCTAAAGAAGATATTCTCAACGCAATAACTATGAGAGATTACTTTCAGCTAATCGGGCTAGATTTATCAACGGCCGATAAAAAAGAGATTACTCAACCTTTTGATTCTTGGGAAGATATTAATTTTTTAAAACGCAAATTTGTATTCCATCCTGTACTAAAAAGAATTATGTGCCCTTTAATAGATGAGACCTTTTATTCCATGCTGGCGTGGTGGGACACTTCTAAAGACTTTTCTGACGTCATCGATGGAAAGTTAAGGAGTTTTACATATGAGTCTTATTTGCGTGAAGATAATGATATTAATAGAGAAAAACTTAAAAATTATTTAGAAAATGTTGCTGGTATGACATGGATCATGCCCCCTAATATCGAGATGTATAGGCAATTTCACAAGAACGAAGTTGAATATACTACTTATGCTTAAATTTTTATTTTATTTTATTTAAGGTACCGCTAATGGTACCGAACTGATTTTGATGTTATGTTATAATGAAAGAGCTATTTCAGCAAAGTAAGTCAAAATCAGGAATAACGGTGTTAGCTCACACCAATTTTAGTTGTGTTGGTAGACTATACTAAAATTAAAAACTACCGCTAATATAAATCGTAATGATAATTCAATACAAGGGCGTGACAGTGGAAACGCCCCTACAAAGTATGGACTTTTTAGTCCTCTTCCACTAAATTTTCATAAAATTAAAATGAATTATGATCAATTTCTCCACAAACCTTTGTTTATAGATAATTTTAATTGGAGCACAGCTGACGCAGCTGGCTTTCATATCGGTGGGGTGCAAATACCTCGCGACATTATTAATACTAATTCTTTCTTAGCAATTCCTTGGAAATCGTCATGTTATTACCGCCTAAAGGGTAAACTAGTTATCCAAGTGGCTGGTACGGTTAGACATTCAGGTATCTTGCTAGCTTCAGCCTTACCTTTCGTCACACCAATTACAGCACAATTAAATTCTTTACTAGCAGCTCCACATGCGTTTGTTTATGCCAATCAATCTAATCCTGCAGTGGTTGAGGTTCCTTTCTACAATCCTAGTCCTCTAAGGCAAACGCAAGATAATGATAGAACGTGCCATCTTGCTATTCAAAGAGACGGCTCAGATTCTTACGCGGACGTGTTTTTGAGAGTAATTAATCCCTTATCCGCTCCAACAGGTGGTTCAACTACTGTTGTAGTGACAGTCCACATGATTTTGGATGAGTTGGAATTCTATACGCCAGCCCCAGTGGACATTGTGTATGCTCAATCTAAGGTAATTACTCAAGCTATGGACAGTGTAGCGTCAATATTAAAACAAAAATCAGCTGATTATATAGATAATGTGAGAGGGGCTTTACACCAGTGGACAGGATTGCATAATCCCAACATCGATGCTCCCTTGAACAAGCATTTTATGCAAACCAGAGCCAACCCCAATGTTATTGACGCAGTAACGACATATGATACTTTACACCCGTACTCTATGGACGAATCTGGCACGACATCAGCGGCTTTCTTTCATACTGAGACCGACGAAATGGACATGAAGTACTTGTTGTCCATCCCTCAAGCCATTAATACCAGGATCCCTATTCCAATCAACTCTGCCGTTGGCGACCAATTGTTTTGTAGACCAATTACTCCTTTTATGGGCGTCAGAAATTCAGCTATAGATACCCATTCGATCAAGGCTATTCAGTCCAAGCTAGCCTTTTGCGCATCTCACTGGAGTGGAGACATGGAGTTGATGTTACAAGTAGATATGTCTAATACACAGTTTCTAAAACTGCTAGTGGTACTAGATTATACTCGTAATATTAATAGTACAAATCTGGGAGTGGCAGGATCTCCTACAAGCTTTTCACCGTACCAGGGTACGCTTACCCATACACTAGAGTTTGCAGGAGGAGGTTCTATACAGTGCGTTACCTTACCGTTTATGTCTGCTTTTCGTCAACTACCTTTAACAACAGACTGGCGAGCCAATGCCTTATCGCATGGATTGGTGAGGATCTACGTATTGCAACCCCCAGTTGTTTCCGATGATGTAGCTACACCAGAGCTTAACGTTTATTATCGTTGTAAAGAAAATTTTCAGTTATATGGCTTTACTCATCGACGAGGCACTTATTATGCTTCGTCTCCTATACCACCTGCAATTGCTAAAGAGAATGATGACCAGGATATTATGACAACTCAATCAATGTCGATGTCTGAGAGTTCTACTTTAGATACCACTACTAGTCAAGAGTGTGTAATGGACAATGGACCTTCTAAGCCTTCCGTTGTTTATGGACCAGGCAATCTGAGACCATTAGTGTCAGTCAGAGATATTATAAGGAGAGTGTATCCCATCTTTTCAGGAGAGTATGTGCCCAGTACGACAATTAACGTTAATTATTTGAATTTACCTTTACAAGGTTTGTTTCGTAATAAACAGTATGGCACTAATTTTCTTGGAGTAGTAAATGATGCTTCGCCCCTTAGTATAATATCAGATTTGTTCTATGGCTTTAGAGGGTCTATGAAACTGAAGATAATGATTACTGGTGCCAACACCTCATCAGTACATTTTTATCCCCCAAACATCTCAGTAGCAGCAGAAGGTGTGAACAAAGTGTATACTATGACTACGCCATCTACAACTAATGCGTCTTTCATAGCGGATGAAGTAGGTACGTGTCTACCTTTCTCCGATTCTGTTAGAACTATGCTTACTACGACTTATCAAGAAATGTCCGATTTTAATCGTCGACCTAGTATTGTGCACTCTACTACAGGAGTTGGATCTCTTGCGGATTGCGTTTCCATTCATGATATTCATGTTCCTTACATGTCTCATCAAGATTTTGTGACTAATGACGGTAAGTTGTTATCCGCAAATACCCCTCAGTCTTCAACAGATAGTTTGGGTAATTTGAAAATCTCGTATACACCGGTAATCGTATCACCAGCTGGTGCTACGGTAGTGCTAAGCAAAGTGCACATAACAATTTTTGTAGGTCTAGGCGATGATGCCCGATTTGGTATGTTAATCAACAACCGCGACTTTAGCCCATATTATACTCTAGACGGAGCTACAAAAATCCAACTTGATCCAATACAACATGCAAATGTAGTAGTTGGAAACACCACAGTGCCTTCACACATTTCAGACAGTGGAGCAGCACCCGCCTATATTGGTTAAAAGGCTTACGATATTAACCCCACAATCATTCATGTCCTAGAATGATTGATGGTTTCCCAGGACACCACATGGTAACACCATACTCGCGCTTAATTATATCTGCGGGAGTATAAATATAGCAAATTTTAAGTCGTAGTGTTACCGTGTAACACACAAC